ACCAGTTCCTAATACTAACAATTGTATTTGGTTCACTGAACAAAAAATTGACATGACTGGATATCTAAAAGAAGACTTGACAGCATTTTACAGGAATTCTTTTGAACAACATGGCGGTATAGAAAGTGGACAATGGTTTGCGGACCCTGATAATCCTTTGAAAGCATTTGATGCAGGTATATTAGAAATGGTTGTTATATCATCAGTTCCTATAACACCAGAAAATTTAGGAGCTGCAGTATTAGCTTCACCAGGTTTTATACCATTTTTTACTGCACCAGGAGGTTTTCAGCCAGGTAATTTTAATCGAGAACAAATAATACACGGAACAAAAACGTTACATGCGTTAGATACTACTATGGGAGCCGATAATTTCACAAATTCGGGTAGTGGTTATTTGCGCGTAGCTAGATATGAAGAATTTAGTTCGCTAGAACCTACTGCCGTAGAATATTTGTATGCTTACAGAGTGTTTTACCTTTCTGCTTCAGGTAATAAAAATACACAAACAACAGGATATATCAATTTAGTATTTGCACCTAAACGTGTTGTATTATCAGCTATGTTAGACAAAGAAGCTGATATACCATATCTAATGCGACTAAAGCGCGGATACGAATTGGCTAACCAGGTGTAAGCATGGTATTGTTAGAAGCCATTGACTGGCTAGCTAGAGAGATCCTAGTTGATAAAGCTCTGGAGCGTATGTTTAGGTCGGGAGACAAAATAAAACCAGGATTAAGTAAAGTAGCTATGAGATTGACCGCAGGTGCTCAAGCTGGGTTAATAGTAGGTTCTGCACTAGGTAGACGCACACAAGCTAACTTAGCTAAGGGTATTCCGTTTGCTGCATTAGAAAGAACGCCTGGTGTTGCTAGGTATGAAGATAGTGCAGTGCGTTCTACGCGATTATTGTAATATCTAAACTGCTCTAATTACCGGAATTCGGACAGCAAAAAACGCAGTCCATCGTTTTTCCTGGGGCCAAAATTTACCTGGTTCCGGTAAATAACTTACACAATCTTGTCAATATAGCAAATATCACAAATCCAAAGCTCTGGCCAACCTTCGTTTTCTCTTCTAACCCAAATCCGATATTCGTACGCGTGACCATCAAACCCGCAAATGGCACATCTAACTAACATCTACGTATTCACCCTCCATCTCACGGTCGCAATGTGTGCAGTATGCACCAAATCTGGGGGGTTTTTCACTAACTCGAATATATTTGGGGTGGTCAGGACACCACATATGATACTCCACGGAAGCTCTAGCCTCTAACTTTAGCAGCTGTTCGCGTACAAATTTGCTAAAATTGTTCATGTTACGTGCGATTTCATAGGTAGTTGGACATAAATTTACCATCTTATGCTGTTTCATATTACTAGCCAAACAGTTTTCGTATATATATACGCCTACAAAAAATGCCAGTAGGACTATAACATAGGGCTAGTTAGCAAGGGGTGGTTGGTTGGGGACGGGTGGTAGCCACCGGTTAGAAGATTAAGTGATGTTTATAGTCTGGTGGCAGATAGAGTAAGCTATGGCTAAAGCAATGACAGGTAGTTTTTACCTAACAGAAACAATAACATTACCGGCAGGAAGTGCCGATGGAACAAGAGTGCAAGGTAGCATTGATTTGGGTGCATACGTAAATGTAGCAACTGGTCAAGCTGTTGCTGTAGAATCTGTTGATTTTATACACCAGGTAGGCTCAGATTTTGGACAGCAATTTGAAACAATGCTATCTAGCAATGGTGTTATTTCTACACAATTAACTGACCTAAACCCAGGCACAGCATTGGTTAGAGCAGATAATCACAGCTTGATTGCATCATCTGGATTAAATATTGACAAAAACAACAACGTTGGCACACATGCAGCTGACATTTATCCAGATAATTTTGGCCCTGCTGCGCTATCAGAAGCTTTTATGGTTGTAAATGATACACTTTACCTGGTATCAGGCCCAGATGGCGGTGACATTGGAACTACTGACGTGTCAATCACTGCCAGGATAAAATGCCGAATTGCTAAACTATCTAACAAGGACTTCGTTGCCATTGCGATACAATCCACAGCTAGTGACAACTAATCACGGTGATACGTGTGAAAGTTGAGGGGACTCTCGATGAGTTACGAGCATTATTTGGCGATGTTAAGCGCGTTAGCAGTGCTGTTGTGGAAACCGCTAAAGACGTTGAAACAACGGCTAAGAAAACTAGACGTAAGCTATCAGAATGGCAACGTTACCTTAGAAACAAAGCTAACCACATCAAAATTAAATCTGGACCAAGAAAAGGACGATTAGATTTAGCTGCAATGTCAAAAAAATTCAAGAGGCGTAAAAAATGAATATTTTCAAATTGTTAGGTCTTGAAAAAGTAGACAAACCGAAAAGAGCTACAGGACAAGCTGGTAAAAGAGCTACAAAAAAAGGTGATAAATAATGGATAGATTGCTTACCACAGAGTATGCGCCACTTGTATTGGTCAATGATCCTTCTAACCCTGGTCAATACAAACAATCACCTAGTTTTACAACAGATTATGTACCAGTTCCTAATACTAACAATTGTATTTGGTTCACTGAACAAAAAATTGACATGACTGGATATCTAAAAGAAGACTTGACAGCATTTTACAGGAATTC